GACGAAAACAATGATATGATAATTTAATTTACAAATAGTTGTTTGTAAATTAAATAATGTTACGCATATTTATATTTGCATTTTTCTATTTGTATTTTTCTATTTGCATTTTTCTATTTGCATTTTTACCTTTATTATGATATATTTTCCGAGAATAACTGGTGATTACTAGGTACCGAGCCTCCTCAAAGTTACTTACCGTGGATTTCCTTTTTCGTCATAGACTGGGGTTATTCCTGCTACCCCCAGCGGCCCCTGTGGGGACCGAAGCATCTCCTCTGGTGTAGGCACGTACTCATCTGATGTAGGCTCGTGCTCCGTCCCCGCCACGGCGTTATGTGCGTCCCGCATTCGTGTCGAATGTGCAAGTGTTTGCTGATTCTGAATCAATAATATCTTCTGATTTTCCAATAAATTACGTATACGTACTATATTACTCTGTTTTATATGATAATTTTGAAGAAACTCTCCTATATCTTTGTTAAGGAATATTAATACCGCTACATTTGTCGTAGAAATTATATTCCATCTTCTAAGAATTTCCGCGACCTCGCTCGCCTCTAGGGTGTCTTTGTTACTCACTTCCTCATTATAAATATTACGAAAATATTCTATTAATCTATTTATTCGCGGCTGCTCTTCATCAACTAATCGCTTTTTATAAACTTCTAGATTACTTGATAATGTTTCTAATAAATTATCTAACAGGTTTAATAATGCTATTTTCCCTATGTCATTGAGACCAGGATTACCTTGTTTCTTAAATTCTTGGGTGCCGCCGAAACCGACAATCATATAATTATCTTTAAAAGATGTTGGGGTCATTTCATTCTCTTCTAATGCTTTATAATTCTTTTCTAATGCTTTATAATATTTTTCCTTGATGTTGTTTATATTACCGCGGTAATATGAATCCGATGCATTAATTAATTTTGATAATGCATTGAGATCAAAAGAGAGATCTTTGCTTTCTACATAATTTGAGTTTTGTATAGTGTTAAACACTATACCATTATCATCCATTTTTTTGAACAGGTTGAGTTTTTTAGTCATGTTATTGGTGGTATCGGTGTGTGCGCGTGGCGCCATTATTCTTAGGTGATCTCGCACGACATCCTCGACCGACAACGACGCGCCAATGCGTTTTGTTGGTTGGGTGGTTGGTTGGTTGGTTTTTCGTTTGAATTTGCTTGGTAGTTTGCTTGGTAGTTTGCTTGGTACTCGGTGACTGGTGCCTGGGGTTTGTGCGCTTGTCTGCTTGTGTGCTTGCGGGCCTGTGGGCTTGTGTGCTTGCGGGCCTGTGGGCTTGTGTGCTTGCGGGCCTGTGGGCTTGTGGGCTTGTGTGTTTGTGCGCTTGTGGGCTTGTGTGTTTGTGCGCTTGTGGGCTTGTGTGTTTGTGCGCTTGTGCCTCCTATTGGGTGGTATATTTGTCGAGATCGGCGTAACACCGCCGTGCGGGGAAAAGCGTTGTTGTTTTTTTTTTATAAACCTTCTGCTCTTACTGCGTATACTTTTGCTATCACCCGTGTTAACTAATTTTTTTGTTAGTTTCATATATATAAAACAATCTTTTTATTTTACAAATAGTTGTTTATAGTTATATAAGCTAATTGTCAAATTTAAATACAATGTATCAAATTTTTCATTAAAGTTATTATTACGCATGCATTCTATCTGCTTTATTATACATATTGACGATTAAATTGATTTCAATTATTATTCACTAATTTTTTGAATGATATAATGAACTTTAAATATTTGCCAAGTGAAATAATAACTATGATTGCTAATTATCATGATGGTCTTATAAGCAATCAAAGACTTAATTGCGGTTGGCAACCCATACACTACGAATTGCTTCTTTACACTTACAACATCATCAAATGGAAACAAACAAAGCGTATACTTAAAACTGTAAGATGGAGATCTTCCGGGTTTAATATTTTTACCAATCCGAGACACACACGTGTTTGGATAATTAATGATAAAAAGGATAATTGTATATGTGGCAAATATACTTCTAAAATACCTAAAAAATGCACACTTTCATGCTGTCGTTGTGAATTACCTAATGTAATTAAAACAAGCGATTATACATGCAATTATTGTGGAAGAAATCCGAAGCAACTTTGGACGTGGAATAATACAACTATATACCCGAATTCAAGAATTCTATCAATTATACGAGAATCAAATTAATATTAAATTGAATGACAAACATATTATGTAGTTATAATAAATGAATAACTATAATCAACAAGTAAATTTCGACAATGATGACGTTACGAAAGAAAGATCTCGTATTATTAATATGGTTTCTAAACCTTGTCCACCTGATTTTCCACCTGCCTTGAGACCTTATTGGAGTGGTAATCTAGAATTCTCGCTAACACCTTGTCAAACTGGTTGGATGCAACTTGATGCTATGAAAAAAAAGAGATAATATAAAATTGATTTAAAACATTATACTATTTTTTAATAGTATCAAAATGGATACACAATCTAAAACAACCATTTTATCCTGGAACGTTGCTGGGATTCGCGCATGTATTAAAAAGGGCGGTCTACAATTCCTGTTATGCAATAAATATGATGTAGTGTGCTTTCAAGAAACGAAGGCGGAGGAGGTTCAAGTTAAACTCAGTGATGAATTAAAAGATATGTACCCTCATAGATATTGGCATGCCACACAGGGTATTACACAAAGAAAGGGTCTCAGTGGTACTTCTATATGGTGTAAGAAACAGCCTATTAGAGTTATAGAACCGATGGGGATTGATTTAGAGGGTCGCACTCTCGCATTAGAGTTTGAAGATTATATTATACTTACGGTGTATACACCAAATTCACAAAGACCTAATTCGGAGAGATTTAAATTTCGCACAGAGGTATGGGACCCCACGTTTAAAGACTATGTAAATGATCTCAAATCACGTAAAAAGACCATTCTCTGTGGTGATTTCAATGTAGCACATAAAGAAATAGATATTCACAATCCTAACAGCAACCGCAATAAGTCTCCTGGGTTTCTTGATGCGGAAAGGGAGGGGTTTCAAAGACTTTTAGAAACAGGATACACCGATTGTTTTAGAAAATTTTGTAAAGAACCTAATCATTATACCTATTGGGACCAGCGTAATCCATCGTTACGATTAAATAATAAAGGATGGCGCATTGATTACTTCCTCGCCTGTAATAATATTAATAGTGAGATTAAGGAATCCACGATACGTCCCGAGATACTGGGTTCCGATCATTGTCCTATTGAATTAGTATTTGAACATTAATCGTATATATCAATTATTTTAGAGACAAATTTATGGCGTAGAATATCATTGTTATTGAATCTTATGATGGATATCCCGTCATCATACATTATTTCAACATCGTCATGATAATAGTTTTCTAATTTGTTTAATACATCATTTAAACCACTTCCATATACATCTGATTGTGCTAAATCGCCTGTAAGCACCATTTTTGAACCGCTCCCTATTCTTGTAAGCAGCATCAACATCTGTTCAGGTGTAGCGTTCTGCATTTCATCTCCTATTATAAAACTATTTTTAAAGGTTCTACCACGCATAAACCCTAATGGCACAATATCTATTTTTTTATATTTCAATAAATTTTCAACTTGTGAAGGTGTATAGTATTCTTCCAATATATCCAATAGCGGTCTGACCCATGGATCCATCTTTTTATTTATATTACCCGGAAGAAATCCTATGTCTTCATTTACTGAGACCATAGGTCTTGTCATAACTATTTTCTTATCATGATGTATAAGTTGATGTACTGCTTCTTGGCACGGGAATAACGTTTTTCCAGTGCCGGCAGGTCCCACACCTATTATTAAATCAGTATCTCTATCCTGTAATTTTTCAACGTATAAACATTGATTGTCATTTTTAGGTAAATATAAATTAGAATTTATATTCTTTGTTTTCATACTTACAAAACCACGTGTATATTTCAATGAATTAATACACATGTAAGGAACAAGGAAAAGAGATAAAGATAATTTAGCTATTCTCATTTATATAATAATACATTTTAATTTACATTTAATATATGTCCTATTACCAACCATAACCACCATAATGTTTGATTATTTATTATATAAGATGGAGGTATAACTATCCCTATAACTAAACTAAAAAAATATATAAAAAATAAAAAAGTATTATACCCATCTTTAAAATATGATATATAATGCAGTGGTACATGAATGCAAGATAAATAAAACACAGATAACCATGGTTTAAAAAACCATATTATATGAAGAATTAAAGAATTATTTAATCCTATATCTTTGCGTATATGATATACAGAAAACAACACCAATATATAAAATCTATATACAGGTTTAATTTTATATAATGTTAAGAAGCTAATGATATAAATTCTTGTTATTGTTAGTTTGTCGTGCAATACGTCTGTAAATCCATGAAATGCTATGGTAGAAATTGCTGTTGTAACAAGTGTATTATTTGGCGGATTTAATAATTTATCATTCAATAAAGTATGTATTTTTTTATTGATTATCAAAGGTTGTTTTTTTAAATGATGCAATGAAAATGTATTAAATGCGAAAGAATTAGTTAATAAGGATAAAATTAATAATATTCTCATTAATTAATTATTTTATAATTCATTATATGAAATATCGCATTCTGTAAGATGTAATTCTGCAAGTTCTGTTTCTGTGATATCTGTTTCTGTGATATCTGTTTCTGTGATATCTGTTTCTGTGATATCTGTTTCTGCTATATATTGTTTAATATTACATTTTGCTATTATAAAATATCGTTTATAGATTTTAGCACCATCTTCGGTGTATCCTTCTGCCTTTCTTATAGGTATCATTTTATAGTTGCAATTTTTTAATATTTGTCGTGTAATATTTAGTAAAGGCCATCGCTGATTGACTTCAGCATTTTTATGTAAGCATGTATTGCTAGACGATTTTAGATAACTTTTTAGGATTGGTATCTCGGCGTAGAGTTCTTTATATATATCTTGATCTAGGAACATGTCTCTTGGTACAATTTGATCTTCTAATTCATTATCATCATCAAAAGGTAATCCTATTCTGTTTAAAAAATTCTTGATATCACTATTCATAGTATAAATTAATAAATTAATTTATCAATTTTATACTATACATTTTTTATACTATAATTTCCATCAATTATTTCGTATTTTCCAATAATTGATGGATTAACAACATTATTCATAACTTCTTCATGCTTATATATGTTTCCATCGTTATCAATATATTGTAAAATACCTCCTATATCTTCGCACCATACCTCCTTATGTGATACTACATTAGTTTCATTTAGATTTACTACGCCATGCGGCACACCTTTAATATGAGTTCCACAATAACTGCAACTACTTTTTTTACGTCGGGAACATTGTTCACCATTCGCACGTTTTGCAATGCATCGTTCAGATAGCGATACACTATTCTTGGTACGTTTTCGTTTCATAAAATCTTCTTTTGTGATTTCCATAGGTCTTGTTGAGTTTAAATATATAATTATATCATTAATTTTATCTTCTGTATTCTCATGTTTAAGTTCAGATACCTTCTTTATGAGTTCAGTTTTAATTTCGTTAATATACGTTTCCGATTTCTTATTCAAACGTGACTCCATTGTTATTAATAATCAATACATTTTATTATATTTCAATTTAATTATTATTAATAAATATTTTCTGTATTTTTATTAATTTCACTATAGCTAATAATTACTATATTCGCATTGTCTTTTACCGTAATATTAAATCCTTCAAATACAATCTTATTATTTTCCACAATATTACCTACAAACACCGCGTCATTATTGACAGCCCAATCGCCTTCAAAATCTTTCATTTTTCTAAATTTTTCAATCTTTTTTTTTTTTTCTTTAGACAATTTTTTATCTTTTAACTTGATTAATTCTACATCACTAAAAGGTGCTTCATTGTCTTTATTTGAATTTATCAATCCTTTTAATGAGTCATAAAATATTGCCACTCTTAATATAGTTGGAGTAATTTTATTATTATTCCACTCACTAGGATTAATATAACGTTTATAATTGGTTAAACTAAATTTTAATGCTTTTTCATAAGTATTAAAAACATAGAATGGTCCTGTACCATTCCATATACTTGATCTAATAATATTGAAAACTAATTGAAAACTCACTATTTCTGAACTTGTATTTCCATTATAAAATATAGAAGGTGCCTGTATTGTCTTATTATTGATATCTTTTAGAAAACACATTTTTTTATTTTTTAAAAAAAGTTCTGTGGTTGATTCTTCTATTTTATAATTATATACACTTTTAATATTAACTATTTCATCAATAGTTATCCACCACCATATATTTTCCGATTGTAATTTTAATGTATTATCATTATTATTCTTAGTTGTTTCAATATACACTAAAAGTTTGTCATCGTTGTTTAAATAACCTACTATTTTAAAACTATATTGATTTGTTAAAATCATATTCATATATTTGGTTATATCGTGTTCGTTACTAATAGGCAGCGATAAACTATTGGTCTCAGAATATTTGTATAAAAGATATTCTAAAAAAGGATGCGGTCCTGATGTATTTATTCTATAAATGCAGAATATTAACTTATTATATTGACCATTAGGTTTGACACGTATTAAAATATCTTCTATCTGATACCGATAATAATTATCTGTATTTTGTGTTTCATATAAATTTATTTTTTTAGCATTTGAAAACATATATATACTGATAATATTAATCTTTATGTTTAATTTGATCTTTTGTAACTTCTTCCCTACTTTCCATAATAAATTTTGTTAATTCTTCAACCATTTCATTATTGTTTTTATAAAACTGGGTTAAACTTGTTAATAGATGTTTTTTACTTAATGGGGCTTTTGTTTTCACTTTATTATAAACCAATTTCCCTTTATTAATATCAAATTCATCTATATTATTTGATTTCATTATATGGGTTAATTTTTCTGTTAAAACTTTTTTTTCTTTTCTATTGTTTGCAATCTCTTTTTGAAGTTGTTTTATTTTCTCATCATAAGTTATCCAATTTTTAATTAAAACTACAACTTGATTATCGCTCATTATAAATTAATTTGTTATTAATTTTAAACTAATTTATAAATTTTAATTTATCTAAATCATGTTTAGAATGTATTTTACATATAAACCCTATATTATGTTTGACACCCTTATTCTTACATTGTAATCCTTTTTGTGTTAAGCACATACATCTCATTTTACTATTCTCCTCTTTTTCTTTTAATAACGTTAAATGTTTTTTACAATATAATTCATCGCAAGGTTTAGAACATAATTTACCTGATTTTGTTTCATGTTTACATTTAAACAATGGCATACAATGTTTCACAGGATAATTTACACCAATAATTTTACCATATGAAGCATTGAAAGGTAAAAGTTTATTTTGAATATTTCTGCAGTAAGGACAACGTAACTCTTTTAAATTTAGGTTTCGGTGGTATCCAGTCATATTACCCTGTCCAATCTTCTGATAAACTACTTCATTATATATGGCATTATAGTTAAATTTATGGCCACAAATTAGTGTTACATAATTCATATCTAATTTTTCTCCTGATATTAAACAACAATCATCATTATCATCATTATCATCGTTATAATTGTTTAACTCTTCTAAAAAATTTAAATTTCCTTCAACAATATAATTCATACATAATTGAACAAATTTTCTTTATACTATATTTATATAATGAGTCAAAAATGGGGTCAAGCCACGTGGTTATTTTTACATTCATTTTCTTGCAAAGTAAAAGAAGAACATTTTGATTCTGTAAAAAACGAAATGATAAAAATATTTAAAGAAATATGCAATGTTTTACCTTGTCCATATTGTCAAGAACATGCCAGACATTTTATAGCAACCAATGATTTTTCTAAAATTAAAACTAAATTAGATTATATTATAATGATATGGTCTTTTCACAATATTGTGAATAAAAGGACCGGTAAAAAAATTTATAATTTTGACAATATAAATATATACAATAAAAGTTTTCTTAGAAATATTATTATATATTTTGAAAACAATTTTATGAGACCAATCAATAATCAACGGTTACTTATGGATAGTTTAGGTAGAAGTTTAGTAATTAAACACGTTAAAACATTCATATACACCAATAAAGATAAATTTAACCTGTAGAATCAGTTATTATTTCTCCATTTCTGTATACACTACATCTAAATTCTGTTTTTCTTGGTTTACTACATACTGAATTATCACTTATAAACTCGCTAAAATATAATAACCGATCAAGATTGTTATTAAGTAATAATTTATACCATAAATATCCGATTATAAATCCAGATATACCTACAAAAATTAGTTCCATTGCTCCTGATTTACAATGTTCTCTTTCTTCAGTTAATTTTTTATATCCATTCAATGAAAATAATAACAACAATCCTACTACTATTTGCATATTTAATTTATCTATTTTCATCATTGGAAATAAAAGATAAGATAGTGTGTATGTAATGATATTAGATGATAATGCTGGGTTTTTGTCTATAGGTAATATCCCCTTACATTCTTTAATATCGCCGTTTTTGTTTTTACCGATAATTTTTAAAATAATTTGTGTTATTATAGTTGAAAATAATGCACCTGTAATCCATATTAGTCCTCTTAAATCCTGGTTAATTATAGATATTGACATAAAAAAAAGCCCCAAGAATATATGTGAAAATTGAAAACTATCTAAAAAACTCGTTTTTGAAATCATATTTGACGCGATTGACGCGTTTGGCGCGATTGAGGTATTTGCTCCATTAACCATTATATAATATTAAAATATTAATTATAATATAAATTACATCATTTATATTATCTACATTAAGTAATTTAATGAACTATTTTTATATAGAAAATCTAAATAATCTTAATTATTTTCTTTAACAAAAGCATTAACCATCATATATTTAATATATTACTCTCAAATTGCTATTACATTACAATGTAGTGTAATTTATTTAAAATTATACGATTTAAATAAATTGAATAATATTAAATAGCTATTGGTAATTATATCTAATGGGGATACCTAGTTATTATTCGTATATTATTAAGAATCATCCTAAAATTCTTAAGAAATTAAACCATGAATTAAAAGTGGACTATCTTTATATAGATAGTAATTCTATTATATACGATATTGTTAACACGATGAAATACAATAATAATAAAATTGTATTTGAAAATACTCTTATATCCAATGTCTTTAATAAGCTAATAGATTATATTAAATTATTTAATAACCCAAAAAATGTAATTATAGCATTTGACGGGGTCGCACCACTTGCTAAATTGAATCAACAAAGAACTAGACGTTACAAATCTTTTTACCTTAACACACTTACTGATGGTATACATAAAGATTACTCACCTAAATGGAGTACGGTTGCCATTACACCAGGCACACAATTTATGAAATTACTAGATGCTAAATTAAATGACATGTTTAGTTCTTATAACAATGTTACATTGTATGGTTCAGATATTCCAGGTGAAGGAGAACACAAACTATTTGAACACGTCAGAAATGATAATGATATTTCTGATGATTCTAATATTATTATATACGGATTAGATGCAGATCTTATTATGCTTGGATTAAATCATTTATCATATTGTAAAAACATATTTCTATATAGAGAAAATCCTGAGTATTTAAAAGATAAAGAAAATAAACTACTTAAGTTATCAATGCTTGCTGATGCCATTATTAATCAAATGACGGATACATACAATATAACAAAATTATATGATTATATATTTTTGGGTTTATTACTAGGTAACGATTTCATGCCTCATTTTCCAGCTATTAATATAAGAACTAATGGTGTTGATATTTTATTGAATCATTACTATAAAATTATTAAAAATGATGAATATATTTTTAATGGAACAGAAATTAATTGGAAACTATTACGCAAATTTATTGGGTCATTATCAGAAAAAGAACATGAATATCTACTAGAAGAATATAAAATAAGAGAGCGACTATCTAAAAAAAAATTACCTGATAAAACACTTAAAGACAAAGAGAATAAATTACAATCTATTCCTATATACGAAAGACAAGATGAGAAATATATTAACCCATATTGTGATAAATGGGAAGAAAGATATTATAAAGTATTGTTTAATATTTACATAAATGATACTAAGTTAAAAGGTATATGTAAAAATTATTTAGAAGGTCTTGAATGGAATTGTTTATATTATACGACAGGGTGTCCCGATTGGAATTGGTGTTATAAATATCATTATCCACCCTTATTAAAAGACTTATTGATATTTATACCGCATTTTAAAACTAACTTTATAGAAATTAAATCACCTAATCCTATTTCGCAGATTGATCAATTGAAATATGTGTTACCTAAATCACATTTATATTTATTACCTGAAAATGTATATGAAGAAATAAAAAATAGTGATTGGTATTCAAATGAATTTGAGTTTAGATGGGCATTCTGTAGGTACATTTGGGAATCTCATGTAATATTTTAATTATTTATAGATAATCTGGGTGTATTGATACTCTGGGTGTATTGATACTCACCCCTCCTGAGTGGTTGTTCTGTAAACTATCCGCCGCATCCGCCGCATCCGCCGCATCCGCCGCATCCGCCGCATCCGCGCTTTCCCTAAATATTTTCATTAATTCTTCGCCGGCTG